TCAGTCGGCGCTGCAGTTCCAGGCGCGCACGAACTGGACCGCCTTGGCCTGGGCGCGCTGGAAGGCGATGTCCCAGGTCGGCTGCTCGGAAATCACCAGGGCGCAGCGTGGAACGCCGTCCAGGAAGATCTCGGCCACGCCGGCGCAGGAGCCGTCGGCATTCATCGTGGGTTCGAAGGCGCCGGTCCAGTGATCCGGCAGTTCGAGAACGAGGGAGGGAGCGTGCATGTGCGCTCCATCTTAGGACTCAGGCTCGAAATCGACAACAAAAGTTAACATTCTTGCCGGAACAAAATCACGTTTTCTGCGCAAAAGCAGAAATGATTTGCTGGCAATTCGGCAATGTTTCGACTGGATTTGGGCCAGCCTGCCCGCTGTCGTTCCGGCTCAGGGCCGCGGCAGGCTCGAGAGAAAGGTCGAGACGAACAGCGATGCGGCCCGCCCGACCTCGAGCACCTCCGACAGATCGAAACGCTGCGGCGTGGCGCCGCTGTCGTCGCCCGCATGCCGCACCTCGATCAGCACCTCGCTCGCGAGCTCGCGGTCGCCGCGGGCCTTTCCGTCGGGCATCAGCCAGGTATCGAGCATTTCCGGCGGAATCCGGCGAAAGATGGCGACCGCCGGCACGTAGCGGAAACATCGCTCCTCGGCCGTGGCGATGGGCATGCTGACGCGACAGGCGAAGCTGTCCTGCAATGTGTTTGTCACTCCCTGTACCTTTTTTGTGTGACGAGTTACGTAAGTTAATTCCTCCCTGCATGGGTAGGAAGAATCGAGTTACGTTTTGCATGGACGGTTTGTGAATAACACACGCTTGCGGATTCACAGTTCACGGTTTCACGTCCTCATTGCCGTCGTCGATGGCTTTCAGGCCGACGCAGTTCACAAGGCTTGACCGCGCGACGCTAAGGTTTTGACCTTCGTGACGCGCACGACTCCGCCTACAACCAAAGACATCAGGTAACTGACGGCAACCTTTGTTAAATCACCCGACCATCGCTCCAGCCCATCGACAACAGGAGGTACTGATGAGCTTCAAGGAGATCAACGACCGTTTCGGCCTGCAGTTCCAGCGCGGCAGCCGCGTGTTCTGCGACGGACGCCTGGGCACCATCACCGGCGCGACGCATTCGCACATCCGCGTGCGCTTCGACGGCCGCCAGAACGGCGCGCCCTGCGATCCGCTGGAAGTGCGGCTGGTGGACACGATGCCGGCGGGCGTGCCTGCCATGCCCGAGTCGCAGGTGTCGGTGCACGGGCAGTAGGCGAAACGATCGGGCGGCCATGCAATGCCGCCGCCATGCTGTCAGGCCGCGAAGGAACGAAAAGAAGGAAGCGCCACCCAGAGCGCATTCCGAGCGGCCAAGAAAAAAGCCCAGAAGCAGCGATGCTTCTGGGCTTTTCCGTCCTTGGACTTGCGTCCTCGGCACGGGTCTTGGCGGAACCGGATATTTTCGCTACACCTTGGAACGCTTCAGGTACTCACCACCTTTAGTCACACGATACACAGCACGCTTAGCAACATGCAGAGAAACCCCATATTCAGAAGCCAACTCCCGATAGGTCACCCCACCCTGCTTGTAGCGTAAAACCAACGCAGCCTCATCATCCGGAGCCAAACTACGAACACGCCCAGGCTGCCTACCACGCTCCCGAGCAGCTATCTGCCCGGCTATGGACCGCTCCCGGATCATTGACCGTTCCAATTGAGCAACCGCCCCAAGAATCTGCACCATGAACACACCCATACTGTTCGTCGTGTCCAACGGTTCAGTAATACTTTTTATCGTAGCCCCGACTTTTTCGAGCCTACGAAGAATGTCCAACAGATCGAACAGGCTACGAGCCACCCGATCGATCTTGTAGACCACCAGCACATCCCCACGCTGGACAGAAGCAATACACCGAGCTAGCTCCGGCCGCCCACGCTGCGACGCCCCACTCGCTTTCTCCTGAAAAATCACCTCACAGCCCTGCCTGTTGAGTGCATCAAGCTGTAGATCCGTCTCCTGCTCGCGCGTAGAAACCCGCGCATACCCTATCAACATAGATCACCTGTACGAAATTCACGTTGAACATGTAACCGCACAGGTTGCGAGAAGCCCGACCCCTGTACGGAATCGAGACCCAACATGTAACAAGCAAAAGACCAAGACACCCTCCAAAAGGAGGAGCCACACTGTAGGGAGTGATCAGTCAATATGTAACATCCCCAGCAGACCACACCAGCACCAGAAATGACAAAAACACTGATCACGCTCGCGCTACTGGCAGCCAGCCAAAGCCACGCAGCAACCATCTACCTTTGCAAGGCCTACAACGGATCGACGTTTTGGACCAACGGAACATGCAGCAGCCGTAACGCATTCATAGACCGCATAGAAAACGTGGCTGACGTCCCGTTTGACCAGCAGGTAGAACAAGCACAAGCGAACATGAGACGCGCCGGGGCAACCGCAAACACCAACGCACAAACCGCAAACAACGATCAGTACTGCGGCAGACTGATCAACGAACTCTCCGAAATCGAAGGCCGATACACAAAAGGCTACTGGCAACCGATAGAAAAAGTGAACGACGATCAAAAACGCACCATCGCGATCAGGTCACAACTAAGAGCAAACAACTGCCGACTACAGTAATTAACGCAACGTCGCTGCATTAAATGGAAATTACGCGCTTAGACAGGACGCGAAACCATTTTTCTTGGCCAGAGCAGCGTACTGTGCATAACGCAGAGCGGCAGCATCGACCATCGAGGCTTCAGTAGTGCGCTTGACCAGCGGATCAGGCTCGCTATACAGCAACCACACTGTGTTTAGCTTATTGCACATGTGTTGCACTACTGTATGACCCTCCGGTAAGGTCCATGACATACCAATAGCTTCGGCCATGCTCACACCAGGAAATTCCATCGTCACAGCCTTTGGTGGCGTGAGGTCGCGACTGCTGTCCCACATACGCGCACCAAACTCGCCATTCTCATAGTCTTTCGTGAGGTACTTCGAGACGTAGCCAGCTATCTTGGCAGGGCTACGGTAGCGGTTAAATCGGCCATCACGACCACCCACGAAACACAGGCCATTGTTCGGGCCTACGACATCACGCCACAAGGCCGTGCCGACCTTCCAGCTCACGACCTTTGCACCTCGAAACTGCATGAGCCTCGGGAGCCTGTCACAGGCAACGTGCACATGCCATGCACCACGTTCCTGACGCTCGAACCCCCAGACCCCACGGAAGCCCGGAAGCGCCTTACGCATCTTGCGAAGCCACGCCGCAAAGTGTTTGCGACAGAGAGCGAGATCCACTTGATTGGCTCTGTACGTGAGCGTCAGCAACTCATTAAAGCCAGCTTGCTTGATTTTCCAACGACAGTTTCGCTTCGCGCGCTGGCCAGACTTCCAACGAGCACGCTTCGCACGTTCCTCCGCCTGCTGCGCCTCAAGCAAAGTGCCCGACTGGTCGACCTCGACCACATGAGCATCCGGATTGTCAGGATCACTGGTGGCAGGGATGTACAGGTAACGAGGCTGTATGAGCGTCTCCGCCTGTCCATTCTCAAAACGCTGAACACGCACCGTGACCCCATCACGAATCTTCTCGCACCAAAACCCCCGACGCTGTACCATCGCGCTCATATCGCAGTCCTCGAATCGTTGCGGTATCTGTCCCGGGTGGCCTGCCAGCTACGCCGGGACTTTCTTTTGGGCCTTCGGCCCTACTTCAAACCCCTTGCACTACCTCGACCGACCACTGTTTACATGTGTCGGTCGTAATGTGTTCTTTTAATAAATTACGGCCGCGCTACGCGCGGCCCCGGGCGCGCGGCCTACGGCCTTCCCGCGCCCTCGGTAGGCGACAGCGACGAACGACAGGGCCCAGGGGTGGGACAGGGCCACCATGGGGGGGCCCCCCCATCCCCCCCGACATCCGCTCAGCAGGGTCACCGCCCCCGCCATGCGACGCGCCCAGAGCCACGCACAAGGCCGCTACCGCCACCGCACCTACACCGAACACAAACAACGCGCCGGCCAGGACGGACAGACCCTCCCAGAACCAGTACGAATACCCCCACTGAGCAAAATCAGGCAACGAAACACCCAACAGCACGGCCATCGCCAAAACCAGCCAGTGCACCGCCGCACCCAAACCGACCAACCCCGCCGCCAAGGTACCGACGAGCGCCCACCAGAAGGAGAACCGCTCCAAGCCCTGAATCGTGATTTCCTGATTCATCGACCAGCACCTCCGAACTTGGATGCGACCTGCTGAATGGGTTGTGGGGCCTCAAAAACGGCTGGAGCAGCCATACCCCCGCCACCACTTGTTAACCGCGGCTGCGGCCGTTCTCGCGGCTCGACGGACCCTTGCCGACCATCAGGCTCGAAATCGAGAAAGAAGCCGTTCGCCGCGAAGTCCTTGCACATCCCCTCAGACACCGGATAGGGAGTTCCCTGCTGCGTGTAGCACTTACACCCCTTGCGCGCACCCTCACGCACCGCCACAGCCGCGTAAACGCACGCAGCCGGATAGGGAGCACGGACAGGCTTCGACACGTCGTCATACCGTGGAGCCGTGAAGGCCAAACCATCCACGCGCGGCTGATAGGCCTTGAAACTGGACACATCGCGAGCCGCGGCTACAGACGAACCCTGTGCCAACGGATTCCCCTGATCGCCACCCACTGACCCACTCCCTACCTGCGAACCCAAGGGCTTGGGGTTCAACGGGTTGGCAACACCAGACACCTTCTCACCGAACCCCGAAATCTGCTGATAACCGAACCAGCACAGACCAAGAAAGCCAATCACCAAGACCGGAAAGGCCAGGACCTTCGCGGGAATCCGAACTTTCATGTTATGGACCGAGGCCGACTCATACCAATCGTAGACATGCTTGGGGTACGTGAACGTAGTCTTAATCGACTTGTTCAGATCGCCCTTGTCATCGATGTCGATACAACGATTGAGCTCCATGGCCACAGAGTTAGGCAGCCCGAAAGTGCGACGCAGATGGATATGCCGATCCACAAACGCCCGCAACGCAAAATCAATTTGCTTGGGGTACTGGCAAGTGAATATGAAGATGAAGCCCCGATGCCGATGCTTATCCAGTCGCTGCACTGCCTCTGGCACGGGATGCGACGGCGACCGCATCGGAAAAAAGTCCTGCACCTCATCCACGAAAACCACCGACCCATCGGGCAGGCTCATCCAGTCCTTAGGGTCACACACCTTCCAATCATCCCGTTTCAACCCGCGTACGTTCGAGACGTACACCTGATGCCCCTCACTGCCCAAACGATCCACCTCGAGCAAGGCACGCAAGGTCTTAGCGGCACCAGGCAAACCGGTAATCAGGAGGATGCTCATTTCTTGAACCTCAACACACGAAAGGACAGCTTTACAGCGATTGCACTACCCCACGATGCAAGGTAAATCTGCACAGCGGTATAGATGCCCATGATTTTGAAAATCGCCAGCACATTCGCAGGAGCACCCGAGAACGACGCATTGATCATGTTGGAGGCCATGGTGAACGCCTCATTGAGCCCTTGATAGCTCACGAAGGCGATACCCAGACCCGTCAACACACGCATAAGGACCTGACCCACAACACCAGTGAGGGCGGTCATGATGATCCCGACCAAGAACGGCATGCTGTACCTCAGTCTCTAGTGACGACCATCAAGAACGTACGCAGCGCCAAAAGCAACGCAACTGCAATAACGACCGGCCTAGCACCCTCACCAACATCACATAGCGGTTGCAAAGACAGGGTGTACTGTTCACCGAGCAACTGCATAGGGAACCCGGCCGGACACGAAGCTGTGACAGACGTTGACCCAAGCCATGAGGTCCACGCACCGTTCCCACTCGACCCATCGTTCACATAAAACTCTTTCGAGATATCACCGGACGCCTGTATGTCCTTGATGCCGTTTTGCTTCCACGGTGCATCCCATTTTTCATAGTCGCAACGAGCGCGATGCTGTTCTTGCGCCATCGCACACTGAATGGCATCACCCTTACAAATGAATCCCCCAGCGCACGACCCAGAGAACGCACTCTCACCATCCTTGCACTGAGCACTCCCAGGGTTGTCTTTGCAGAAGACAGATTGCCCCTTCGTACTGCTACTGGTACTAGTACCTGTACAGCTTGACGCAGACCCATTGGGACCACTGGGGGTAGTGCCCTGCGGGCATGTACTGTTCGGATTGCCCGTGATGTTGGTTGTGGTGTTGTTAGTCGTAGTACAGGCACCACTCTCACACCGCGTGACACCTGTTGTGGTAGTCGTCGTAGTAGACCCATCGGGGTTCTTTTTTGATTCGGTCCCAGCTTGAGGACTCTTAGTCTCTGTAGGGCCGGACACATCCTCAGCACATACAGAGCTCCCATTCACCGTCCCAGGGAAAGTACCAGCCGGACAGTCAGTAGGCGCAGCAGTCCCAGGAGGTAATGGGTAGGGGACCGGATCCACTGTGACAGGGGGCAAAGTCGGAGTACTACCACCATCACCATTGGAAGCTACCGAACGATCACACGCAGCCCCCATACCCCAGCCACCTGTATAAAACCCTTCCCCGCGACACCACCAAAACGGGTTACCCACACCCTGTAACCGACGTTGCTCACACTTCGCGTCAGGGACCTTAACGATGCACCGACGACCAGTGCCCGCCTTACAAATCTCACTGTTCAACGCGTTCGCCGTCGAGCCATACCCACCGTCATACGTCCATCGACCAGCAGACTGACCCGCTTGAGCCTGACAGTCATTCGGAGGAATGACGCAAGCAGTGCTAGTGCTGTTCTCAACCCAACCCGAATTGCAGCTACACGAGGACCCTACTTTGGTGCTATTGGCCGGACAAATCTGCTGACCGGTCAAAACAATGATCGCCTGGCCATACCCCGTGGCCCCGTCATCACGCTTGAATTGAGCACCCTGAGGAGGCGAACCAGCCGAGCACCCTACGAGAGAAAAGCGATTGCCAACCGTGGCATTGAAGTAGGCGAGAGCATTCACACAGGCCTGATCAATCGATGGAACCACAGAGTCATAAGGCGCGGGAGATCCAGCCTTATATGCAGTGGTCTGGAGAGGGATAGAGGCGTGCGCAGGGACAGAAGCAAACGCGAGCAGGACCAGCACAAGCACCAGCCACACAGCCACCGCCCACCAACGACGAATGCCCGCCATCACCGCATCCCCGCAGTGGTGAGCATGAGCCACAGGGCGACAACACCCACCAGCATCACGATATTGTTTGAGTAATCAACGATTTCGGGCATGAAAAAACCGGGGACATTTCTGCCCCCGGCCCAAGTCAGGGCTTAACCGCCCGCAACGAAGCCCTTGATCCAACGGTAGGTCATCACGACCACGGCCAGACCGATCAGGGCACCACCCACCGTGGTGATGGCCGTCTTGGCTTGATCGATGCCGGTGGTCACCACCGAAACGTCGATACCCGTCGACTGCGCCATCGCGCCACCCGCAGCAGCCAGAGCCGCCACACCCACCAGACCCGCCTGGGTCACCTTCTTCATGTCCATGTGGACCTCCGTGACGGTGCAACAGCGCACCCGGAGATGGAGGGCGTTTCACAACGATGCCCCACAACCGGCTACGCTTTCACCGTCCGTCACGTCACGCGTTAGAGCGAGACGTCCACACGAACCGAATCACCAAACCGAGCGCAAAGGCCAAGATCAACAGGCCCCACACTGCGGTACTCAACTGCCCGGCCTCATGCGCCGTGAGCGGTTGAATGAGGTTCGCCAGACCTCCTATCTCCTCCCTTGTCGCAACTATGTGGCGAGTAGTGCACGCAGGATCAGCGACAACCACATCGAGAGACGCACCGTTGATCACGACCGTTTCAGCCCTGACGCAATACATCAGCCCCACCCCGCACCGATAGTTGAAAAAAGAGCTACTCCATACCAGCAACCGAACGCACCCAACAGATGGCGCCGAGCGAAGAACCAACCGTCATCCAACATCACATGCAAGAACCGCCGCACGCAACCGACAGAGACCCACACACACGCGACCGCCGCAAACCACGCCAGCAGACGCACAACGTCGGTCTCCCACACCGAGATCACAACTCACCCCCATGACGTTGGTCCTCACGGGCAATCCGCTCGCGAATACGCCGACGAAAAACAGCCGCCTGTTCCTCACGCGCCTCCAACATACGCACACGCTCAGCGAAGGGCACACGAGCGACAGAACGAGCAAACAGGAACAGAAAGAAACGCTTGCCGAGGTCGTATAGGCCATCACCGACGAACATCGCGACCACCACAGCACCGCCGACCCACACCCCCGCATACACGAACAAATCAGCGATGAACCGCGCTACATCCGGACAAGAAGCAACAACATCCATCACAGACCCTCCGTCCAACGCATTGCAGGAACCTTCGAATGGTCACGATGACGAGCCCTGTAGATGCGCTCCCCACGACGCGCGGCAGCATCGATCCACATGGCGACCTCAAGCGCCACGCAGAACACCGCCACCGAGAGGAGGAACGCATCCATCACGATGCAGACGGCGCCGGTTGAGGAGAGCGACCCTTGACGGGCAACGGTGTGAGGCCCACGAGCTTCGCGATGATTCGGCCCTGGTTCTCACCGTAAGAGCCGGCTTCGAGTGCAAACGCCCCTGTGTAGGTGCCCGGCTTCGCGACCTCTTCCAACTGCTTGGGGATGACCAGCACCCCGACGGCAGCCACGGTGCCGTCGTCATTGATCAGCACGCACTGCGCCTCGGGAATCTTGTAATCCTGGCCGGTCTTCTTGGACTTGCCCTCTTTGGTGTTGACCACGAGGATTTGAATGATGGATTGCATGGTGTATTGCCCTTGAGAAAGCACAGCCACATCGACTGCCGGATGCGCACTCAGGAAACGCGCAACGAGCAAGCGACGTAGCGAGGTCAGAACAGCCATCGCCGCAACCAGAACTCACGCCGGCGGATCAGCTTCCAGCGCTCAGCGGGAGTCACCACAACACCCCGTCACGAAAGATCGTTGCCTGGGCCTTGAGGTAATACGGCGCGAACGACATCACCGCATGCCCACCAGACGGCACCCAGTCCGGCGCATCCATCAAACCCTCCGCCTGCCAATCCATGAACCACGGCCCGTCAACGCCCCCAGCTACCTCCTCAGCGAAGAGAGCACGGCGTGGTATCAGCACGCCCCAGTACGGCACGGGTGTGCCCGCCTGCTGGCCGGAGGCCGAGGGAGCGGCCAAGCCCGGCTCAGCCTCGTTTTCACCAGCAGGGGGGCACACGGGACGCTGCGCAAAGGCAGCGAAAGAGATTTGGGTTTGAGACATGGCCGCTCCTAAAATGATCAAAGTGATACCGATATCACTTGGATACCATTTTTACAGGAGCGGGATCAAATGGATACCACCGATCAATTGGATTTTCTAATCACAGAAGCATCCAAGATAGCTGGAAGCCAACGCAAGCTCGCCGACATGCTGGACTTGCCAAATGCCAATCTGATCCAGATGAAAAACGGCACACGCCACTGCAACTGGCGCATACGAGGGAAGCTCCGCGCGATCCTCGGAGAGGACCCAGCCTTTGCGCTGATGTCGGAAATGACAGCCGAGCTAGAGCACTCGACCAATGCAGATGAGCTACGCGCAGCAGAGAGCTTCCGCGTGATGCTTGCGGAGTACCCGAATGGGCTCGCAAAAGAAGAAAACCCCGCCAGTCCTTCGACTAGCGGGGTTGTCTGGCGGAACCGGATATTTTCGCTACACCTTGGAACGCTTCAGGTACTCACCACCTTTAGTCACACGATACACAGCACGCTTAGCAACATGCAGAGAAACCCCATATTCAGAAGCCAACTCCCGATAGGTCACCCCACCCTGCTTGTAGCGTAAAACCAACGCAGCCTCATCATCCGGAGCCAAACTACGAACACGCCCAGGCTGCCTACCACGCTCCCGAGCAGCTATCTGCCCGGCTATGGACCGCTCCCGGATCATTGACCGTTCCAATTGAGCAACCGCCCCAAGAATCTGCACCATGAACACACCCATACTGTTCGTCGTGTCCAACGGTTCAGTAATACTTTTTATCGTAGCCCCGACTTTTTCGAGCCTACGAAGAATGTCCAACAGATCGAACAGGCTACGAGCCACCCGATCGATCTTGTAGACCACCAGCACATCCCCACGCTGGACAGAAGCAATACACCGAGCTAGCTCCGGCCGCCCACGCTGCGACGCCCCACTCGCTTTCTCCTGAAAAATCACCTCACAGCCCTGCCTGTTGAGTGCATCAAGCTGTAGATCCGTCTCCTGCTCGCGCGTAGAAACCCGCGCATACCCTATCAACATAGATCACCTGTACGAAATTCACGTTGAACATGTAACCGCACAGGTTGCGAGAAGCCCGACCCCTGTACGGAATCGAGACCCAACATGTAACAAGCAAAAGACCAAGACACCCTCCAAAAGGAGGAGCCACACTGTAGGGAGTGATCAGTCAATATGTAACATCCCCAGCAGACCACACCAGCACCAGAAATGACAAAAACACTGATCACGCTCGCGCTACTGGCAGCCAGCCAAAGCCACGCAGCAACCATCTACCTTTGCAAGGCCTACAACGGATCGACGTTTTGGACCAACGGAACATGCAGCAGCCGTAACGCATTCATAGACCGCATAGAAAACGTGGCTGACGTCCCGTTTGACCAGCAGGTAGAACAAGCACAAGCGAACATGAGACGCGCCGGGGCAACCGCAAACACCAACGCACAAACCGCAAACAACGATCAGTACTGCGGCAGACTGATCAACGAACTCTCCGAAATCGAAGGCCGATACACAAAAGGCTACTGGCAACCGATAGAAAAAGTGAACGACGATCAAAAACGCACCATCGCGATCAGGTCACAACTAAGAGCAAACAACTGCCGACTACAGTAATTAACGCAACGTCGCTGCATTAAATGGAAATTACGCGCTTAGACAGGACGCGAAACCATTTTTCTTGGCCAGAGCAGCGTACTGTGCATAACGCAGAGCGGCAGCATCGACCATCGAGGCTTCAGTAGTGCGCTTGACCAGCGGATCAGGCTCGCTATACAGCAACCACACTGTGTTTAGCTTATTGCACATGTGTTGCACTACTGTATGACCCTCCGGTAAGGTCCATGACATACCAATAGCTTCGGCCATGCTCACACCAGGAAATTCCATCGTCACAGCCTTTGGTGGCGTGAGGTCGCGACTGCTGTCCCACATACGCGCACCAAACTCGCCATTCTCATAGTCTTTCGTGAGGTACTTCGAGACGTAGCCAGCTATCTTGGCAGGGCTACGGTAGCGGTTAAATCGGCCATCACGACCACCCACGAAACACAGGCCATTGTTCGGGCCTACGACATCACGCCACAAGGCCGTGCCGACCTTCCAGCTCACGACCTTTGCACCTCGAAACTGCATGAGCCTCGGGAGCCTGTCACAGGCAACGTGCACATGCCATGCACCACGTTCCTGACGCTCGAACCCCCAGACCCCACGGAAGCCCGGAAGCGCCTTACGCATCTTGCGAAGCCACGCCGCAAAGTGTTTGCGACAGAGAGCGAGATCCACTTGATTGGCTCTGTACGTGAGCGTCAGCAACTCATTAAAGCCAGCTTGCTTGATTTTCCAACGACAGTTTCGCTTCGCGCGCTGGCCAGACTTCCAACGAGCACGCTTCGCACGTTCCTCCGCCTGCTGCGCCTCAAGCAAAGTGCCCGACTGGTCGACCTCGACCACATGAGCATCCGGATTGTCAGGATCACTGGTGGCAGGGATGTACAGGTAACGAGGCTGTATGAGCGTCTCCGCCTGTCCATTCTCAAAACGCTGAACACGCACCGTGACCCCATCACGAATCTTCTCGCACCAAAACCCCCGACGCTGTACCATCGCGCTCATATCGCAGTCCTCGAATCGTTGCGGTATCTGTCCCGGGTGGCCTGCCAGCTACGCCGGGACTTTCTTTTGGGCCTTCGGCCCTACTTCAAACCCCTTGCACTACCTCGACCGACCACTGTTTACATGTGTCGGTCGTAATGTGTTCTTTTAATAAATTACGGCCGCGCTACGCGCGGCCCCGGGCGCGCGGCCTACGGCCTTCCCGCGCCCTCGGTAGGCGACAGCGACGAACGACAGGGCCCAGGGGTGGGACAGGGCCACCATGGGGGGGCCCCCCCATCCCCCCCGACATCCGCTCAGCAGGGTCACCGCCCCCGCCATGCGACGCGCCCAGAGCCACGCACAAGGCCGCTACCGCCACCGCACCTACACCGAACACAAACAACGCGCCGGCCAGGACGGACAGACCCTCCCAGAACCAGTACGAATACCCCCACTGAGCAAAATCAGGCAACGAAACACCCAACAGCACGGCCATCGCCAAAACCAGCCAGTGCACCGCCGCACCCAAACCGACCAACCCCGCCGCCAAGGTACCGACGAGCGCCCACCAGAAGGAGAACCGCTCCAAGCCCTGAATCGTGATTTCCTGATTCATCGACCAGCACCTCCGAACTTGGATGCGACCTGCTGAATGGGTTGTGGGGCCTCAAAAACGGCTGGAGCAGCCATACCCCCGCCACCACTTGTTAACCGCGGCTGCGGCCGTTCTCGCGGCTCGACGGACCCTTGCCGACCATCAGGCTCGAAATCGAGAAAGAAGCCGTTCGCCGCGAAGTCCTTGCACATCCCCTCAGACACCGGATAGGGAGTTCCCTGCTGCGTGTAGCACTTACACCCCTTGCGCGCACCCTCACGCACCGCCACAGCCGCGTAAACGCACGCAGCCGGATAGGGAGCACGGACAGGCTTCGACACGTCGTCATACCGTGGAGCCGTGAAGGCCAAACCATCCACGCGCGGCTGATAGGCCTTGAAACTGGACACATCGCGAGCCGCGGCTACAGACGAACCCTGTGCCAACGGATTCCCCTGATCGCCACCCACTGACCCACTCCCTACCTGCGAACCCAAGGGCTTGGGGTTCAACGGGTTGGCAACACCAGACACCTTCTCACCGAACCCCGAAATCTGCTGATAACCGAACCAGCACAGACCAAGAAAGCCAATCACCAAGACCGGAAAGGCCAGGACCTTCGCGGGAATCCGAACTTTCATGTTATGGACCGAGGCCGACTCATACCAATCGTAGACATGCTTGGGGTACGTGAACGTAGTCTTAATCGACTTGTTCAGATCGCCCTTGTCATCGATGTCGATACAACGATTGAGCTCCATGGCCACAGAGTTAGGCAGCCCGAAAGTGCGACGCAGATGGATATGCCGATCCACAAACGCCCGCAACGCAAAATCAATTTGCTTGGGGTACTGGCAAGTGAATATGAAGATGAAGCCCCGATGCCGATGCTTATCCAGTCGCTGCACTGCCTCTGGCACGGGATGCGACGGCGACCGCATCGGAAAAAAGTCCTGCACCTCATCCACGAAAACCACCGACCCATCGGGCAGGCTCATCCAGTCCTTAGGGTCACACACCTTCCAATCATCCCGTTTCAACCCGCGTACGTTCGAGACGTACACCTGATGCCCCTCACTGCCCAAACGATCCACCTCGAGCAAGGCACGCAAGGTCTTAGCGGCACCAGGCAAACCGGTAATCAGGAGGATGCTCATTTCTTGAACCTCAACACACGAAAGGACAGCTTTACAGCGATTGCACTACCCCACGATGCAAGGTAAATCTGCACAGCGGTATAGATGCCCATGATTTTGAAAATCGCCAGCACATTCGCAGGAGCACCCGAGAACGACGCATTGATCATGTTGGAGGCCATGGTGAACGCCTCATTGAGCCCTTGATAGCTCACGAAGGCGATACCCAGACCCGTCAACACACGCATAAGGACCTGACCCACAACACCAGTGAGGGCGGTCATGATGATCCCGACCAAGAACGGCATGCTGTACCTCAGTCTCTAGTGACGACCATCAAGAACGTACGCAGCGCCAAAAGCAACGCAACTGCAATAACGACCGGCCTAGCACCCTCACCAACATCACATAGCGGTTGCAAAGACAGGGTGTACTGTTCACCGAGCAACTGCATAGGGAACCCGGCCGGACACGAAGCTGTGACAGACGTTGACCCAAGCCATGAGGTCCACGCACCGTTCCCACTCGACCCATCGTTCACATAAAACTCTTTCGAGATATCACCGGACGCCTGTATGTCCTTGATGCCGTTTTGCTTCCACGGTGCATCCCATTTTTCATAGTCGCAACGAGCGCGATGCTGTTCTTGCGCCATCGCACACTGAATGGCATCACCCTTACAAATGAATCCCCCAGCGCACGACCCAGAGAACGCACTCTCACCATCCTTGCACTGAGCACTCCCAGGGTTGTCTTTGCAGAAGACAGATTGCCCCTTCGTACTGCTACTGGTACTAGTACCTGTACAGCTTGACGCAGACCCATTGGGACCACTGGGGGTAGTGCCCTGCGGGCATGTACTGTTCGGATTGCCCGTGATGTTGGTTGTGGTGTTGTTAGTCGTAGTACAGGCACCACTCTCACACCGCGTGACACCTGTTGTGGTAGTCGTCGTAGTAGACCCATCGGGGTTCTTTTTTGATTCGGTCCCAGCTTGAGGACTCTTAGTCTCTGTAGGGCCGGACACATCCTCAGCACATACAGAGCTCCCATTCACCGTCCCAGGGAAAGTACCAGCCGGACAGTCAGTAGGCGCAGCAGTCCCAGGAGGTAATGGGTAGGGGACCGGATCCACTGTGACAGGGGGCAAAGTCGGAGTACTACCACCATCACCATTGGAAGCTACCGAACGATCACACGCAGCCCCCATACCCCAGCCACCTGTATAAAACCCTTCCCCGCGACACCACCAAAACGGGTTACCCACACCCTGTAACCGACGTTGCTCACACTTCGCGTCAGGGACCTTAACGATGCACCGACGACCAGTGCCCGCCTTACAAATCTCACTGTTCAACGCGTTCGCCGTCGAGCCATACCCACCGTCATACGTCCATCGACCAGCAGACTGACCCGCTTGAGCCTGACAGTCATTCGGAGGAATGACGCAAGCAGTGCTAGTGCTGTTCTCAACCCAACCCGAATTGCAGCTACACGAGGACCCTACTTTGGTGCTATTGGCCGGACAAATCTGCTGACCGGTCAAAACAATGATCGCCTGGCCATACCCCGTGGCCCCGTCATCACGCTTGAATTGAGCACCCTGAGGAGGCGAACCAGCCGAGCACCCTACGAGAGAAAAGCGATTGCCAACCGTGGCATTGAAGTAGGCGAGAGCATTCACACAGGCCTGATCAATCGATGGAACCACAGAGTCATAAGGCGCGGGAGATCCAGCCTTATATGCAGTGGTCTGGAGAGGGATAGAGGCGTGCGCAGGGACAGAAGCAAACGCGAGCAGGACCAGCACAAGCACCAGCCACACAGCCACCGCCCACCAACGACGAATGCCCGCCATCACCGCATCCCCGCAGTGGTGAGCATGAGCCACAGGGCGACAACACCCACCAGCATCACGATATTGTTTGAGTAATCAACGATTTCGGGCATGAAAAAACCGGGGACATTTCTGCCCCCGGCCCAAGTCAGGGCTTAACCGCCCGCAACGAAGCCCTTGATCCAACGGTAGGTCATCACGACCACGGCCAGACCGATCAGGGCACCACCCACCGTGGTGATGGCCGTCTTGGCTTGATCGATGCCGGTGGTCACCACCGAAACGTCGATACCCGTCGACTGCGCCATCGCGCCACCCGCAGCAGCCAGAGCCGCCACACCCACCAGACCCGCCTGGGTCACCTTCTTCATGTCCATGTGGACCTCCGTGACGGTGCAACAGCGCACCCGGAGATGGAGGGCGTTTCACAACGATGCCCCACAACCGGCTACGCTTTCACCGTCCGTCACGTCACGCGTTAGAGCGAGACGTCCACACGAACCGAATCACCAAACCGAGCGCAAAGGCCAAGATCAACAGGCCCCACACTGCGGTACTCAACTGCCCGGCCTCATGCGCCGTGAGCGGTTGAATGAGGTTCGCCAGACCTCCTATCTCCTCCCTTGTCGCAACTATGTGGCGAGTAGTGCACGCAGGATCAGCGACAACCACATCGAGAGACGCACCGTTGATCACGACCGTTTCAGCCCTGACGCAATACATCAGCCCCACCCCGCACCGATAGTTGAAAAAAGAGCTACTCCATACCAGCAACCGAACGCACCCAACAGATGGCGCCGAGCGAAGAACCAACCGTCATCCAACATCACATGCAAGAACCGCCGCACGCAACCGACAGAGACCCACACACACGCGACCGCCGCAAACCACGCCAGCAGACGCACAACGTCGGTCTCCCACACCGAGATCACAACTCACCCCCATGACGTTGGTCCTCACGGGCAATCCGCTCGCGAATACGCCGACGAAAAACAGCCGCCTGTTCCTCACGCGCCTCCAACATACGCACACGCTCAGCGAAGGGCACACGAGCGACAGAACGAGCAAACAGGAACAGAAAGAAACGCTTGCCGAGGTCGTATAGGCCATCACCGACGAACATCGCGACCACCACAGCACCGCCGACCCACACCCCCGCATACACGAACAAATCAGCGATGAACCGCGCTACATCCGGACAAGAAGCAACAACATCCATCACAGACCCTCCGTCCAACGCATTGCAGGAACCTTCGAATGGTCACGATGACGAGCCCTGTAGATGCGCTCCCCACGACGCGCGGCAGCATCGATCCACATGGCGACCTCAAGCGCCACGCAGAACACCGCCACCGAGAGGAGGAACGCATCCATCACGATGCAGACGGCGCCGGTTGAGGAGAGCGACCCTTGACGGGCAACGGTGTGAGGCCCACGAGCTTCGCGATGATTCGGCCCTGGTTCTCACCGTAAGAGCCGGCTTCGAGTGCAAACGCCCCTGTGTAGGTGCCCGGCTTCGCGACCTCTTCCAACTGCTTGGGGATGACCAGCACCCCGACGGCAGCCACGGTGCCGTCGTCATTGATCAGCACGCACTGCGCCTCGGGAATCTTGTAATCCTGGCCGGTCTTCTTGGACTTGCCCTCTTTGGTGTTGACCACGAGGATTTGAATGATGGATTGCATGGTGTATTGCCCTTGAGAAAGCACAGCCACATCGACTGCCGGATGCGCACTCAGGAAACGCGCAACGAGCAAGCGACGTAGCGAGGTCAGAACAGCCATCGCCGCAACCAGAACTCACGCCGGCGGATCAGCTTCCAGCGCTCAGCGGGAGTCACCACAACACCCCGTCACGAAAGATCGTTGCCTGGGCCTTGAGGTAATACGGCGCGAACGACATCACCGCATGCCCACCAGACGGCACCCAGTCCGGCGCATCCATCAAACCCTCCGCCTGCCAATCCATGAACCACGGCCCGTCAACGCCCCCAGCTACCTCCTCAGCGAAGAGAGCACGGCGTGGTATCAGCACGCCCCAGTACGGCACGGGTGTGCCCGCCTGCTGGCCGGAGGCCGAGGGAGCGGCCAAGCCCGGCTCAGCCTCGTTTTCACCAGCAGGGGGGCACACGGGACGCTGCGCAAAGGCAGCGAAAGAGATTTGGGTTTGAGACATGGCCGCTCCTAAAATGATCAAAGTGATACCGATATCACTTGGATACCATTTTTACAGGAGCGGGATCAAATGGATACCACCGATCAATTGGATTTTCTAATCACAGAAGCATCCAAGATAGCTGGAAGCCAACGCAAGCTCGCCGACATGCTGGACTTGCCAAATGCCAATCTGATCCAGATGAAAAACGGCACACGCCACTGCAACTGGCGCATACGAGGGAAGCTCCGCGCGATCCTCGGAGAGGACCCAGCCTTTGCGCTGATGTCGGAAATGACAGCCGAGCTAGAGCACTCGACCAATGCAGATGAGCTACGCGCAGCAGAGAGCTTCCGCGTGATGCTTGCGGAGTACCCGAATGGGCTCGCAAAAGAAGAAAACCCCGCCAGTCCTTCGACTAGCGGGGTTGTCTGGCGGAACCGGAGGGATTCGAACCCTCGATGAGGCTCTACACCCCATACTCCCTTAGCAGGGGAGCACCTTCGGCCACTCGGTCACAGTTCCTGAAAGAAGCCGAGATTATGCCATCACTCAGGCGGCCGGTTGGTCCAGATCGAAGGCTTTGTGCAACGCGCGCACCGCCAACTCCATATATTTTTCGTCGATCACGACCGAGGTCTTGATCTCGCTGGTCGAAATCATCTGGATGTTGATGCCCTCTTCGCTCAGCACGCGGAACATCTTGCTCGCCACGCCCACGTGGCTGCGCATGCCGATGCCCACGATGCTGACCTTGCAGATCTTGGTGTCGCCGACGATCTCGGTCGCGCCCAGCGAAGGCATGACCTTGGCCTG